GGGTCAATATCGTTGTAGATCGGTGAATATCCTAATTCTATCATCTTTTCGTTGGCTCTCTGCTTAATAAAGTTCTTTAGCTGTACTTTTGATAGGTTCTCGATATCTCCCATCTCAAATGCCTTATCGATGAAGTCAAACTCTAGTTGTACTGATAATTCACATGCTTCTACAATGGAATTACGTAGTTGTGGAGTGTCTAACTCAGGATTTTCTGATATAAGAGTCTTGAACAACCAGCATCCTGCTTTAGAGTGTAGTGATTCATCACGTACTGACCACTCTACAATCTGCCCTGTTCCTTTCATTAGGTTACGTAATTGGAACGACATTAGGATTGCAAACGAAGAAAATAGATTAACTCCTTCGGTAAATGCTGAGAAGATCGCTAATGATTGTGCTTTTTCTTCTAATGTCTCTGATTTAGTCTCTAATAGACGTTCAATTTTACCCTTAGCTGCTTCATCTTCTAAGAATGCTTGGAAGTCCTCTAGCCCTAACTCATCATTTAGACGAGCATAAGCCTCAGCATGGATTGCCTCAAAGGCACCAAATGTAGAAGTCATTGCTACAATCTCAGGTTTTGGGAACCACTGTGATACTTTAGAAGACCAATAATCGTTTACGTGTACTTCAGTTTGTGCAAATGACTTTAGAATATTACCGATCAGGTTCTTTTCCTCGACCGTTAGTTTCATTTTCCAGTCGTTAAGATCTGATGCTAGTGGTACTTCGTCAGCAAGCCAGTGTGCTCTGTGTTGATCCTTATAGTAATCGAATGCCTGTTGGTATTCAAATGGTTTGTAAAAGTTACGTTCTTGTGTTAACATTGTCTATTATTGGTTACTTAATTCAAAAAACTTTTTAGCTAGCTGTTTCTTATCGTAGTTGTCGAATCCTGCTCTATCAGGTTTACTATCTTGAGCCATCATATCCATATCATCCTCATCAAGTTCTCGTGAGTCAATGTGAATGTGTCCGGTAGTAGTATCAATCTTTGCAGCAAAGGTCATCCCATCTCCTCCATAACGATTCTTCATAATGTGGAATCGTCCAGTTCCATTAACTTTATCTTGTCGTTTTCTACTCAAAGACATTGCAAAATCTGTAATCATAATCTTGTCGTATGAACCTGCTGCTTTATCACCTTCAATAATATCATCTTTAGCACCTGATCGGTTTACCTGTGAAACACTCCAGATTGGAATCTTTAACTCACGGGCCAAACCTTTGGTGTTGAGATAAATATCATCAATCTCATCTTTGCGCTCTTTAGATTTCTTTTTTGATGTAAGAAGATCTACATAGTCAATTAAGATTAGATCAGGTTTGAATCCATTGTCGATACACTTTTGTATGTGATTCTCAACGGTATTGATTGAAGCTCTACCAGTTGCAAACTCTTTAATAATAATTTGTCCTGTAACTTGCTCGAGTGCCTTCTCAACTTCTGCTCTATGTTTGAGGATATGAGCTACTGGGATCCCTGTAAAGAATGCATCGTATCGTCTACCTACGTAATCTTCACTAAGTTCTAATGTATAGTGTATTACATTAAAACCCAACTGTGCAGCTATCCCTCCCAATGCTACCAAAGTCCAAGACTTACCACCACCAGGGTTACCAAAAATTAAACCAAAGTCTCCACTTCCAATACCTCCTTGAAGCAATTCGTTAATGTGCTGCCATGGAGTTGGAATTGCAATACGATTATCTTCTCTGTATCGTGATTCAATATCTTTAGCATACTCGTGTCCTAAACTCTTATCCTGACCGGATTTTAAAGCCTTATCAACGAGATATCGGATCGAATCATAATCTCCTGCGTGAAGAAGATCTACGGACGATAATAACGCTTGTTTTAACTGTTGATTCTTACAAAAAGTATTAAACTCTTCTTCAACGTATTTTAAATCTTCTTGTGTAGATTTATACGCCTCTCGAAGCTGCTCTTTAATCGAAAGCTGGAGAACTTCATTCTCAACTCTCTTCATTTCGACTTTCAACACTTCCATGGTAGGAGTTGTGTTGTACTTGTCATAGTACTTGATAATTTGATTTACAATCCACTTATGGGCTGCGTTGTCAAAATATTCTTCTCTTACCGAATCGTGGACTGATTGTAAGAACTCTTTGTGTGTAAGTAGTCCTGATAGGACTTTTACTTGGAAAGAAAAACCGTATGCAGATAAATTTTGCAGTGTCATTGTAATAACCTTTTATATAATATACGAAACTTTTTTGGAATTAGAAACCTTTTACCTTAGAAAAAGTTTCAGCTACCCAGTAGTTAGGTGCTTTTACCAAAGCTTGAAGTCCATCTTCTGTGTGCATTGTTAGGAATTCTGATAGACGTATCTTTGGTGTTGGAGTTGCTAGATGCTCCTCGATAATTTCAATCTGACGTTCGTCAAGGATTGGATTGTGGAGATCCATAATGCGATAAGTTCTCCTCAACTGCTGCTCTTCAAACAGCAACTTAGAATAGAGAATGTTAGAAGTATGCTTCTCTTCAGCAATTTTAATTACCTCATCAAACGTAATTGGCTTAGAAAGTAACTCTGGGAATAATTTGACAGCAGTTTTTGCTCCCATTCCTTTAATTCCTTTCACCGAATCTGAGTTATCTCCTGTCAAAGTCTTTAGTACGATAAAGTTCTCAGGTAGTACCCCCGTCTTTTCTACTACAGTGTTGTATGTGTAGAAGTCTTTTTCAGAAGGTCTGTACACTGTAATCTCGTCATTTACTAGCTGAAGGTAGTCTTTGTCTGAAGAAACAATGAATGCTTTTGAGTTAGGTTGTGATTGTGTTACTCGTTTTGCTAAATAAGCAATCACATCATCAGCCTCTGCTTTGTCAATAGAGATAACTGTTACTGGTAAGCATTTGAGGTAGTGGACAAGTCTTCCAATCTGTCCATACTTTGCTTCATCCTCATCGTCTATCGAATCAAAGATGTCCCAATTAGTCATTCGAGTGATACCTCTATTTGATTTATACTCGGGTACAAGGTTCTTCCTGTTAGTGGAAGAACCCATACCGTCGAATATTATGTAGACAGAAGTTGGTTGTATTGCTTTTACCAAAGTCCCAATCGATCTAAGAAATCCTCCTAGCCCTCCAATATGTACTCCGTCCTGATTAATGTAGTTAAGTGTTGCAAAGTTCCTAAAGAATAAATTAAGCCCATCAATAAACATTGTACGAGAGTACTTGTGAAAGGTTGGTCCGGCTGGCTTGTCATCATTTGTGATTCCTTCCAGCAGTTTGAAGATCTCTTTGTTAGCCATCAATCTGGTTCGTTTTCAAAAAAGTTAGTTGTCTCTGGCTCATCCTTCTCTTCCACTACATCAAAGTCCCCTCCTCCTAAGATTCTGCTCCATTCATCTGAGTGTGCGTCTTTGTATTTCTTTAGGTCTTTTTCGTCATCTGCGATGAATCCGTGAGGGGTCATAATGATCTTACCACGTGTTGTAATACCGTTGATGTGGTTCTTATCGATTTGGATATTGGTACGTTTAGCGAACTCAACTTGCTGTCCACCTTTAATAGCCTTGATTTTAGATGTTCCAGCGTTTGTAATGTTACCAAAAGTCATTACGAATGTAGCATCGTACCACATTGCAAAGCCTCCTTTATTCATTAACTTAGGCTGTCCCATTGGAGATTCAGGTTTCTGTGTCCATACTTTGTTGATACAAACTAGAGTGTTTGTGTATGGTGAAGATTCCTTTCGTGACATTACAATCTTTTGGTTTACTCCGTTACCAAATTGAGTTGACATTGCTCCTGCATTCCACTCATTATTGTTCTTATTCGATTTGATAGATAGTTCACATGGAACTGATCCAATAGAATCCCACAAGAATAAAAGATCGTATGGTAGGTTTCCTTTCTTCTGCTCATCAATCATATCTAATACGAAACCTGCTACATCTTCGATTGATTGTAGAGTTTCACGATCGACGTAGATAAAGAATCCTTTGTAGTCTAATACTTCTCCAGTATCCTCATCAACAATTGATTCTACTTCTAATCCCATTTGCATAGCATGCTCCCAGCTCCATTTCATCTCTGTAATCATGAATACTGGAAGGATTCCTGCTTTTTGTGCAGATACTGCAGCTTCTAATAGTGCTGTAGTTTTACCTGTGTCTGAGTGACCTCGTAGCAATACAATATGCCCTTGAGGAATACCTGGAATGGAAGTTGTCTCTTGGAATGCTTCGGATAGTGGAATCCATCTCTGTGGCTTGAACTTTACGTTAGAGCTCAAGAGCTTCTTCTCCTTAAATTTCTCTAAGGAGAAGGCACCCTTTAGTTCAGCCGATACTGCTGCAGTTAGTGATTTCTTAGCCATTAATCTTCGTCATCAAACAAACTATCAAACTTCGATTCTGCACTCACCTTAGGTTTAGCCTCTAGGGAGTAAACTGGCTTGTCGCTCTTTTTAGATGCTTTAGGCTCTACGGGTGGATTCTGGTCCCATGGTAGATCACTGTCATCTTCGGTAGTAGGCTTCTCATCATCGATGATTGCATCTTCCTTAGCTTCAGGAGTCAACCAGTTTTGTAAAGCTTCTTTCATCTCATCGAAAGTGTAGCGTTTGAATGCGTCAGTTGGATTTGGCTGTTCTTCTAACCACTTCTTAACTACTTCAGCATCTTCATGCAATGGTGTTTGCTTCGTCTTAACACGGATCGAAGTCTTGTTGTAAGGATTGCCTTTAGTAATCTCAACTGTGAAGTCTCGACCTTCAGCAATGTCTGTGTAATCGCCGATGTCATCATCGTCTGCCATCGCTAGCAACTCTGTATAAACTTCTTTACCGAACTGCCACAAGCGAACTCCCTTTGCTTCTTCTCCACGTACTACTACTGGAACGAATACTCGCATTTTGGGATTTAGTTTGCCTGCTAATGACCAGTTCTCTTTATCGGAAGTTTGACGAAGTTGTTTTGAAAACTCAACGATTGGATCCTTCTCTCCGAAGTTTGTAGGAGAAATCATTACAGGTTTGTCAATTCCGTAGTGGATGAACAATTCCTTAAATGGGTTCTTCTTGTCAAACTTGGAAGGAACAATACGTACGTTGTGTTTACCTACCTCAGGTTTCCAATAGATGTCAGCAAATTCCTTACGACTGCCACCACCTTGTTTGCTCTGCAAGCTGTTAAGCTTGTTCTTAATAGCGTTTAAATCCATAACAATTAAAATTTTATTTTAAGATAACTATTTTTTACGATTTTTGCAACTTAAAGCTCAATAATTTTGAAAATCTTTGTCTTGAGTTGCTTTAGTTCGTTCTGCTGGGTTAGTAGAATTGTGTTTCTGTAGTGGTTCCATTCTACTTTGTATGATGTGTCTACAATCCCATTATTCAATTTCTTGATCAGCTCATTGAGAGCATTGATCGTATATAACGTATTTGATTCTTTCTTACGATGTACTAATATAGTATTTCCTGGTAGATCGTTGATATTACCGTTATCGACATTATAAGTACATACGTACTCTCCATTATTACTTTCTAAAACAAAGATCTTATTGTACATAATTGTGTACTTAGATGTTAATGTATTTAGAAGATCATCTACGTACTCTTTTTTAGTAAAAGTACAAAACAATTTATTATTCAAGTCCTTGAAATTTAGATTACCGAAGTTATTCTCGGTATAAATATCATAATCTACGTAAGGAGTCGTAATTTCCACCATAACTCAATTTAACTTTTAATTTGTGCTGCTCAAATATGTCTACTATTTGTTGTATTACTTGCTTTTCTTGCTTGCTAACGTCGAATAAAAAAGCATCGTATGTGTACAAAACTAGCTTAGTTTTCTGCGTCAATAGCGGCAATATCTCTTTTAATATACGAATGTTATTGCTTGTTTCCAAATTTTGGATGTAATAATTAAATAATTTTTGTTTATTTATATTTTCTATGTTGTAAGCATCGAATTTGTAATCGGAAAGTAGACACTTTACGTATCCATCCTCACGATAATCGTCCCACAAGTCGTTTATCAGTCTGTCAACTTCTCTGAAGTATGTTAAGTGGGTATACTCTTTTGATATTCCTCCGTACAGTTGTCTGAACATTAGCTCTTTCGCTTCCTGGACAGGAACGTCTAGTACTTCTGCAAAGTGTTCATATACCCCTTGATTTCCTAAATCATAGTCGATAATATTGGCAATTAGTGTTGGATGGTATCCATTTATATCAATCTCCAGTAGAAAATCGTTTTGTGGTACTATAAATTTCCTAGTTCCATCTTCTTTGTTCAATCCTGCAAAGTTAATTCCGTTGAATGCATTAGAAGGTCTAGTTGTTGTCGTATATAAGTTGTAGTGGGTGTAGATCCTACCATCTCCAATTGAGTATTGAGGATT